AAACAAAAGGTTACTGCTAAAGGTGGCGTAAGAACTGCAATCGCTAAAATTAAGAAAGCGAAAGACGGTGCGCGAACCGGTGTCCGTGGAACTGGCGCAGCTAAAAAAGGCTTTAGAAAAGCAAGACTTAGCTAGATGAGTGATGATCGAATAGGGCAACCAGTAGATCTAGCAAATTTACTTTTAAAGATGGGCAAAGATGTTGCCGATCGACAGTATCAAGCTGGAGATATTACTGAGTCTGAATATAAAGATAGGATTAAAATACTTTATCCTGGACTAGAGCTTATTAATTTACCTGATAAAAAAGCTGATGGCGGTAAGCCTAAGAAGTTTCAAGCAGGATCTAGCACATTAGATGATTTAGATTCTCTTAACGTTATGCCTCCTCTTAAACAACCTGACCTAGGTTTAGGTAGTGCACCTATTGGTGATGTAACACAACTTTTACCTCTATTAGCTATGGGTGCTTTTGCAGCAACACCTCAAATTTTAAAAAAAGATGATAAAGAAGCTAAACTTAGAGATAGAGGAATTATAATTCCTCCAGAGGAATTATCTGAAGAAGAGAAAAAACAATTAGGATTAGATGGATCTCCTGTGGGTGGTGGGACAACTCCATTAGCTGACAAAGATAAATTTCCAACAACCACAGCTGGAGCACCACCAGAAATAATAGATCCTAGTATAATTGATACCATACCAGATCCTATAGATACTGGAGGTGGATTTACTCCTATACCTGAAGAGGAAAGAATGCAGATTCTAACAATGGGTGAAAAGGAAAAAAAATCAAAAGCATTAGTTCCAACTAAGATGATGGAAAACATAGATGAAATAGATATTGGGGACAAAGCTATAAATGACAGATTTAGTAAAGTGGATGACTACATTAAATCAAATTACTCAGGTAATGAAAAGAAAACTTTAGAACAATGGACAAATGAATTAACAGATCCTCAAAAGGGTTTAGGTTTAGAATTAAGAGACAGTGGTAAATTAGGATTTTTAAATAACGCCATAGCTGCAGGTAGAGATAAAGATAAATTAACTTCTTCCGAACTTTTACAGTTATTTAATTCAGAAGATATACCTAATCAAATTGCTTCAAACTATTTTACTGGGTCAGCTAAAAAACTTGGTGAGGATCAAGAGCTCCTACCACAAAATGTTAGAACAGAGTTACAAAGATTAAAGGACATGGATATGGTTTTTCGTCCAGGACCAATGAATGATTTTATGGCAGAGTATAAAAGTGCAGTCGAACAACAATTACAAAAAGTTTTAGATTCAAGGAACAGAGAAGATGCATCATTAGCTTTAGCAGAAATACCAAATATTTTTGACGAGATATTAGACAGATATCCAAACGTAACTGCTGACATGGTTAGCAAAACAAGACAGAACAATACAATTTTAACTGCCATAAGTAACACAAGAGAAACATTAGCAAACAATCAGTTTACCAATGAACACATGACAGTGGGTTTTCCTAACTTACGAGTAGAAAATTATTCAGTATTAACACACTCGTTTGATCCAGCTTATGGTCAATCATCACGTTTAGATGCACATAATGATACACATCCGCTAAGTGGACATGACATAGCTTTTTCTAGATCTGCAAAACTTTTAAATTATGCAAATGATAAAAAAGGAACAGTAATGATGGAATTACAAACTGATATATTTGATGGTAAGGTAAAAGCAGAAAACATTAAGTTTCCTGGATCTCAAGCAAAAGAAGGTTCTGATCTACGTTATGAAGATGCAAATGATAATTTTTATCCGTTTTCAGGTGGTGCTCAATACTGGATTAAACAAGTTGTTAAAGATAATTTAGAAAAAGCAATAGCAGACGGTGATGCATTTTTAGGTTGGTCGCCAGCAGATGTTGTTGCAGTATATGAGGGAGCGGGTAATGAATCAGACGATACGTACAAAGGTTTTAAAACTATTTATGATGGTAGAATTGAAAAGTTTATTAAAGATATTAACAAAGATATTACTAAAAGAGGTAAACAGTTAGGATTAAATGAAAAACAATTAGAGTCTGTTCAGCTTCAAATAAAAAATAATGGAGTGTATAGATTTGATAAAAGACCTGGTGACGGATACTCTTATCCTACATCTGATCAATATGTTGCTAAAATGGATCAATTTCCGGGTTTAAAAAATCATGTAAGAGTTGCAGGAAATGATAAAGATTTAGTATTGATTAATATGCCATACATTGATTTACAGGCCGATGGGTTTGATTTAGAACTGTTTAAAAAGATTGGTTTGCCACAGTTTAAAAAGGGTGGTAAAACATCTGAAAACAAGGGTGATCCTCTAATAGATATAGAAATATTCATGGGTACTGTGTAATGGCAATAGATAAAAAAATTAATCCAATAAAACCACCAATAGAAGAATTACCAAGAATTGATCAATATGCAGGAGGTACTGTAGACGTAGATATTGAAACTGGTCAACAATCACCTGTACAAATGCTACAAGATGGTGGCGCGTTATTTGGACAACCTGCCATGCCACAAGGTCCAATGCATGATGACAACCTTGCAGATTTTATTGATGAAACAGAATTAGAAAAAATTTCATCTGATTTAATGTCTGATTATATTAATGACAAAGAAACTAGAAAAGATTGGGAACATGGATATACTCAAGGTTTAGATCTACTAGGATTTAAATACGAAGATAGATCACAACCTTTTCAAGGAGCTAGTGGTGTAACACACCCACTACTTGCAGAATCAGTTACGCAATTTCAAGCACAGGCTTATAAAGAATTATTACCTTCTGGTGGTCCAGTAAAATGTAATATTGTTGGAGTAGAAACACCACAAGTAGAAGAACAAGCAAGAAGAGTTCGTGAATTTATGAATTATCAAATTACAGAAGTCATGGAAGAATATGATTCTGACACAGATCAAATGTTATTCTTTTTAGCTCTTGCAGGTTCTGCTTTTAAAAAAATTTATTACGACACAAATTTAGATAGAGCAGTCTCAAAATTTATACCTGTTGAAGATTTAGTCGTGCCATATCACTCTACTGATTTAGAAACAGCGCCAAGAATTACACACGTTTTAAAACAAAATAAAAATGATGTTAGAAAAAGTCAAGTAAGTGGATTTTATAGAGATGTAGAATTAGACGTTGTTAACAATCAAGATGCAATACAAGAAAAGTATGACAAGATAGATGGAGTTACACCTAATGACAACACATCATACGACGATCAATGTACTCTTTTAGAAATGCATTGTGATTTAGATATACCTGGATTTGAAGATGTTAGTATGGAGGGTTTAATTACGGGTATAAAGTTACCTTACATTGTTACAATAGATGAGGGTTCAAGAAAAATTTTATCAATAAGAAGAAATTACAAACAAGAAGATCCAAAAAAGAAGAAGATACAATACTTTGTGCACTATCGTTTTTTGCCAGGTCTTGGCTTTTATGGTTTTGGTCTTATTCACATGCTTGGCGGTTTATCCAGAACAGCTACCTCAGCCTTACGTCAGCTAATTGATGCGGGCACACTTTCTAATTTACCAGCAGGTTTTAAAGCTAGAGGACTTAGAATTCGAGATGATGACAACCCGCTACAACCAGGTGAATTTAGAGATGTTGATGCACCGGGAGGAGATCTAAGACAGAATTTTGTGCCATTGCCTTATAAAGAACCTAGTCAAACTTTAATGCAACTTTTAGGTTTTTGTGTAGATGCGGGCAAAAGATTTGCAGCTGTTGCTGATGCAAAGATAGCTGATTCAAATAATGCTAACCCTGTTGGCACAACTATGGCTATGATTGAGCAAGGCACTAAAGTTATGAGTGCTATTCACAAAAGATGTCATTATGCACAAAGAACTGAATTTAAATTATTAGCTAGAGTCTTTCAATTATATCTTCCCCCTGAGTATCCTTATGATGTTACAGGAGGTCAAAGGTTTATAAAACAAACTGATTTTGATAACAGAATAGATATCATACCCGTATCTGATCCTAGTATTTTTTCTATGTCGCAAAGAATACAAATGGCGCAGGCTCAATTACAACTAGCACAAACCAACCCACAAATTCATAATACTTACGAAGCTTACAGAAGAATGTACCAAGCACTAGGAATACAAAACATTGATGCTATTTTACCTCCACCAGCAAGGCCTATGCCTAAAGATCCTGTAATTGAAAATGCTGAGTTGTTAAATAAAAAAACTGCAAAGGCATTTCCTGACCAAGATCACGTAGCTCATATTGCTACACATAGAGCTTTTATGTCTTCAGTATTAACAAGAACTATGCCCGATGTTTTAGTCAATACAACTTCTCATGTGTTAGAACATGTATCTCAACTTGCAATTAAAAATGTAATGGAGCAAAACAAAGAAAAGTTAGAACAAATTGCTGAACAATTTGGTGGTCAAGTACCAGAGCAAGTGCAAATACAATTACAAAACTTATTAAATGAACAAATAGCACAAGTGCAATCTGAAATAATGAGTCAACTGATAGCAGAAGAACAAGAATATTTAGAGGGCACTGGTGAAGATCCTTTAGTGGATCTTAAGAAAGAAGAAATAGATATTGAAAGACAAAGAGTTATGGCTGATGCAATGGCTAAACAAGCTAAAACACAAATAGATATGGCTAAATTAGAGCAAAAAGCTATGATAGATGGTGCTAAACTACAACAAACAGCAGAATTAGCTGCACAAAGAAACAACATACAAATGCAAAAATTAAATGCCACTCGCCGTAGGTAAATCTCAAAAAACAATATCTAAGAATATTAAGATGTTAAAAAAAGAGGGTAAACCTATGAAACAAGCAGTTGCAATTGCTTTATCTAAAGCGGGTAAGAAAAAAAAGAAACGAAAAAGAAGTTGATAAATATCAAATTGTGTCCATAATACTAATATGGAAGCACCACAAATAAATAAAATTGTAGACGATTTAATAAATTACGCTTTTCAAGACAATTTTTCAGAAGAAGAAAGAATGGTTGTAGCATCTTTGTTTATGACTGCTGCACAAATGATCTATTTACAAACAATGGGCGAAAGTGGTAAGAAGGCTTTTGAGAATGATAAAGATAACATGCTCAAAGAGAAAAAACCAACGTTACACTAAGAGGTCTTATGAAATTTAAACAAGCAAAAATGGAAACTGTAAAGTCTACAAATCCTTTTCCTAATCCTGCCGTTGCAGACACAGCTGCTGTTACTATGCCAGCATTTGTTGTAAAAGATAACAAAGGTCCAGGTCCAAAAGGGCAGACAAGCAGGCAGCAAATCAAAAAAGTTGCATTTAAGGGCGTAAAGTAATAAAACCCTCATAACAAGGAGGTTTCTATGAAACTTTTAACAGACCTATGGGATCATTTAAAAGAATGGTCTGATTGGAGCATGAAAGACTGGATTAAAGCTGGAATTGTGGCTATAATCGTAATCATAATAATTGGAGCAATATAAAAAGAATTTATGGTATGGCAATTACTAGCAAAACCACTTCTTGGCGTCGTCGCTGATGGCGTCAAGGGTTTTGTAGAAACAAAAAAAGCAAAACAAGAATTAAAATTAACAACAATAAAAGCTACTCAAAAACTAAAAGAAGACCAGATAGCTGGTAAAGTTGCATGGGAGCAAAGCGCCGTTGATCAAATGAAAGGAAGCTGGAAAGATGAGGTGGCATTAATTGTGCTACTACTTCCAGCAGTTTTAGTATTCACGCCCTTACAAGAACATGTGCATCGTGGTTTCCTCGCACTCCAGGACCTGCCGTCGTATTATCATAATTTGTTGTACATTGCGATATCTGCCAGCTTCGGCATCAAGGCGGGATCTAGTGCAATAGGAATGTTCAAGAAAAAATGAGTTACGAAGAATTATCTAATTCAGTAAAATTAAGCGAGGGTTTCAGAAATAAAATTTATCAAGATACTGAAGGGTTTGACACTATAGGCTGGGGCCATAAAGTTGTTCAAGGAGATTCGTTTGAACCAGGAGTAGAATATACTGAAGATGATTTACAAGCAGTATTTGATAAAGATTTAAGTAGAGCTGTAGCTCAAATGAAACAATTATTAATAGAGAATGGCATTGATAAAGTGCCAGAACAAGCTCAACACGTCTTAACGGAGATGTGCTTTCAACTTGGCAAAACAGGCGTTGCTAAGTTTAAGAATATGTGGAAATGCCTGCAGGAAGACAATTTTATCGGCGCAAGTTATGAGATGCTCGATTCCAGGTGGAATAAACAAACCCCAAATCGATGCAAAAAATTGTCTGATAAAATGAAATCATGCGGTTAGAAAATTTTTTTACAGCTTACAAAAAACAATTAATTGATAGACAAAAGGCGGTCGAAGAGTCTATAACCAGTGGACTGTGTAAAGACTGGTCAGATTATAAATATTTGACGGGAAAGAATGCAGCATTAAAAAACGAGATACAGGAACTCACGGACCTGCTAAAGAAAACGGAGCTAGAAGATGACGACTAAACCAAAACTTATTGTCCCTAAACACATTTGGGATGGTAAAGCAGCTGAAAAAGCAAAAAGCGAATTAGAAAAAGTGCCTGAACCATGCGGGTACAAAATAGTTTTATTTCCATTAAAATTAGATAACAAAACTTCATCTGGAATTCACTTAACAGATCAAACTGTTGAGGAGTCACAAATTTCAACAAATATTTGTAAAGTTTTAAAAATAGGTAGCGATTGCTATTTAGACAAAACAAAGTTTCCTAGTGGTCCTTTTTGTAAAGTTGATGACTGGGTTATCATTGCCAAGTACGCAGGTGCTAGAATTAAGATTGATGGCGGTGAACTACGTATAGTCAATGATGACGAAATAATGGCAAAGGTCAGAGATCCAAGAGATATCTTACCACGCAACATACTATAAAATGGAGAAACCTATGCAACCACAACCAAATACAGAAAACGATAAAATGGTTCCTCTTGATACTTCAGGTGAATCTGTTGATGTCGAAATAAAAGAGGAAGAGAAAAAAAATTCAGATGTTGAAGTAACTCAAGAAACAGCTCCTGTTGAAGAGCCAAAGAAAGAATCTAAAGAACACGATGAGTATTCTAATAAAGTTCAGACTAGAATAAATGATTTAACAAAAAAATGGAGAGAGGAAGAGAGAAAAGCTGAAGCTGCTTTGCAATATGCTCAATCAGTCAAAAAAGAGAATGATAATCTTAAAACTCAAAAGGATACATTAGATCAATCATATATAACTGAATTTAAAAACAGAGCTGTAGCTGAGGAGCAACAATTACAAAATCAATTACAAGAAGCTTTGCAAGCACAGGATTTTAAAAAACAAGCAGAGATACAAGCAAAATTAACTGACGCAGTTTTACAAAGACAAAGAGCAGAAATGACTTTGAAAAACAAACAAGCTCAAGCTGAAAAGCCTGTAGAGGCAGAACCTGCTCCAAACTTTCAAGCTACACAACCGCAACCTGCGCCAGATCCAGAACCTAGTGAAAAAGCTAAAGCATGGGTGGCAAAAAACAAATGGTTTGGTAATGGCTCAGCTGATGAACATGATTTAATTAAAACTATGGCTACGTATGGAATTCACAGACAATTAGTTATGGAGGGTTTTAATACTGAGTCAGATGATTACTATAGTGAAATTGATGCTAGACTTAATGCAAGATTTAATGATAATAGTAATGTAACAACTAATTCAAGCAACAGGCCCGCTCAGACTGTTGCTGGAGCTGCTAGAAATGGCAGTGCTACTGGGCGCAACACTGTGAGACTCTCGCCAACACAAGTACAAATTGCTAAAAAATTGGGCGTGCCACTAGAAGAATACGCAAAACAAGTGCAGCAGATTGCTGCCAAGAATACGTGAAGATTGGAGGCGTAAATGAATAAGATAAACAAAACTTCGCGCGAACAAGAAACCCGTGAAAAGGTTGCTCGTAAGAGGGAATGGGTTCCCCCTTCGAATCTTGATGCGCCCGAACCACCAGATGGTTTTCATCATAGGTGGTGTAGAGCCGAATACAGAGGTATGTCTGATGAAAAAAATATGATTGGACGTATTAGGAGTGGATATGAGCCAGTAATGGCTGATCAATATCCTGATAGAAAGGATTTACCATCTATCGCTGACGGCAAATACAAAGGAGCAGTAGGAGTAGGAGGATTGGTTTTGATGAGATGTCCTATTGAGATTAAAGAGTCTAGAGACAATTATTTTGCCGGAAAGACTAATGATCAAAATAAATCTGTCGAAAACGATCTACATAAAGACGAGCATCCAAGCATGCCTATCTCACAAGAGAGGCAGAGCAGAGTAACATTTGGAGGCAAGAAGTCTTAATAAGTAAGATTAATGTCTCTAAAATAATTTAGGAGACTACTATGGCTAACATAGACCAAGCATTCGGTTTAAGACCAATAGCTAAAGTTGGTTCTGCCCCTGGCGGAACAACAGGTACTACTAAATACTCGATTGCAAGCGGAGCAAGTGGCATATTTACTGGTGACCCAGTTAAACAAGCAAACGACGGAACTATCGTTGTAGCAACATCAAGCGACGCTATAAGAGGAGTATTTATGGGATGTTTTTACACAGACCCAAGTACAGATAAGCCTAGATTTAATAATACGTTCCCTAACGGAACGGCTGCATCTGATGCGATAGCATTTGTAGCTGATGATCCTCATCAGTTATTTATCTGTCAGCAAGACTCAGACGCAACAAATCTAGTAGCTGCAAATTTAAACGAAAACTGTAATCTAGTTTTCGGATCTGGTAGCACCACTACGGGTATATCAGGTGTTGAAATTGATTCGAGTTCCAAAAATACTACGGCTGCACTTCAGGTGAAGTTGATTGATTTTTATGACACTCCGAGTAATGACGCGACAGCGAACAACTCGATCTTTGTTGTAAAGATTAACAACCACGAACTGAATGGTGG